TAAGATCCTGACGGCGAGCCTTGAACTTACGAGGCAATGCATTATACAAAGCTTCTAAAGCATCAAGGGACATCTTTGTGGTAGAACCATCAGTTCCATTAGGAGTTTTGTCCCAAATGCCAGTCATTACTGCACTAGCTGCTGCTAGTTCATGCTTACCCGAGATTGAAGAGTCAAAAGTCTGACTTACAAATCCTGCAAGAGTATTAAGGTATGTACCATTTGCTAGACTTGAAGAACTTCCTGAATTACCATTGATAGCAATGTCCTCAAGATCGTTTCCGAACTGAGTTGCCATCAAACGTACAACGTGATCCTCTAAAGACGCACCTTCAATCGAATCCTCAAGGGATTCAGTCGATAGTTCGTATTGTAGACGGAACTTTGTTGTTACTAGTTCAACCTTTGTAAATGCTGGACCATTGTTTACACCTTCAATATCTGCTTGTGTAGCCTTTGTTACAAGACGTGAACCAACACGGATCTTATCCAATTCCATTGTATTTCCACGCATCGTAACTTTACGACCATCGTTAGCGAGAACCATCTGATCAAAGATGTAATCGATAAACTGTGCAGATTGTGTTGGATTAAGAACACCACCTGCGTCATTTGAATTTCCCTGTGCTGTCATAGCACCTGGAGATGTTAGTGGAGAAAGAACTGTGCCGCTTGCTACGGCTTTTTCTAAAATATCACTCATTTTTATTTTTCACCTGCCTTTTATTTTCTAATTTAAGTATTGCGAGGAACTGAGGAAGCGTCCCCCCCATACAGAATCTGACTTCTGGATGGTTGTTTCTGTGGAACCCTCAAGTTCCCCAGACTTTTTTACAGCGGTATCATTTTCTACAGATTCCAATCTTCCATTAATTGTTTGTACTGCATTTACGATATCCGCCAAACCTTTGTTGATCTCTTCTAAACGAGAATCATTTTCTACAAGCTTATCGGTTAAAGCTTTTGTTACTTCTGCAACGGTATTTACAACACCAGTTACAGCAGCAGCATTTGTTTCGCCACTCTTTGTAAGAGCTTCGCCAACAAAATTTTTGATTTCACTAAGAGTCTTTTCAAGGTCAGTCGCCTCACCATTATTGGTGGAAGCGTCATCTGTAGATTCCTCTGTCTCTACTGATGTTTCGACTGTCTCTTCTGTTACTTCAACTTCATCAGACTTTGTAATTTCTTCTGCTGGAGCTTCTTCAGCTTCAACAATTTCATCAACTACAATTTCTTCTGCAACTTCTACGATTTCTTCAACCGTAGTCTCTTCTGCAACTTGAATATTTTCAGTCATATCAACACCTCCTTCATTTATTTTAATGGCAACTGACTCTTTTTCGTCATTTGCCTTATTCACTACTGTGTTAGGTAGAGAAACTTCTTGTTGTACGCCAATAGATTTAAGGACTTTAACTGTCCAAGATCTAAGTGTACTCATTTTATGTCCTACTATTGTTTTAGATGGCTTCCAAGAGTTTCCATCTTTTTCATAAACTCTAATAGTCACCGCTGGATCTTCTGGAGTTCCAGTAAGTGTAAAACTAGAGTTTGGTACTTTAATTTTACCATTAGTTACTACTCTTGTTATCTTACCTCTTGCTGTTCCACCTGAAGAACCCCACTGAACAAAATCTCCAGTGGAATAATCTCCTGCTTTTTTAACATATTTCTTTTTTGGTTGCATTTTACCCTTAAGTTTATTTTGATCTGGATACCTGTTAATTGTATCCTCATTTGTAACAGTTCCTGCTGCTACTTCTTTGTGCATATTAATTAATTCTGACATTGATTTTTCAATATCTGCCTTTGTAATTTCATCAATCCATCCAATAGATGAAAGTTCAGAATTGCAAGAAGAGCATGAATATTTTTCTTCATTTGAAAGATATGCCATTTCTTCTGTTTCACACCAGAATACATTTTGAATGTTGGATCTTGTAAACATACCATCAACAACATCACCATCGATTGTTTTCTGAATAGAAAAAATATTTGCAAACTGATTAGCAGGTGAATCAACTAGTGATAGTTCCACTAGATCATATTCTTTGATAACACGAACTGTAGTATTTGATTCTGAATCAAGTTCGGTATCTGTTTCTTTAATTGCACCGCCGATTGAAAAACCAGTGAGTGTACCATCAAGAACCATCTCCCAGATGTCTTGAGCACCCTTAGAAACATAAGCATCTACAAAAACTCCTGTATATTGCTTTTGTGTCTGTGGGTCGAAAAAAGTGTCTGATCTAAAAGAAACAACCTTTCCTGCTGGAATAGGTTGGTGCATCAATCTTACATTACCACGAAAGTTTGCAAAAGCTTTTTCTGATGCTTGTGGAAGCACCCTATCACCTTGTTTGTCAATATTATCAAGTGTTGCAAAGCCTGAAACAATACGCTTTTCTTCATCAATCTTTGAGATTGGCATCATTAAATTAACGCTGTTACCATTCATAGAAAGAGAAGCTTTTTGTAAATTAATCATAACACTTTAATTATACAGTGTTTTTCTTGTTATGGTTGTTGTCTACCTTCGCCTTGTGCATTTCTTACACCAGTTTGACCTTCATCTGCTAGATTGTTTTGACGCTGTTGATCTCTTAATCTATTTCCAGATGCCTGTGCTGTTTGCTCTGCAGCCTGTTGACCTGTAAGCTGAACTGGTTCATCCCCTCCAGGAATACCAGACATACCCATTCTAGACCTAACTTCATTAGGAACAATAACCTTCATTCTTAAGTAACGCTCATCGATCTTAGATTGTGTATCTTCATCGGTAAGGGTTAGTTCATTAAAGGCAAACTTAAACATATCTGTTTTTTCGGAAATAATAGCAGTAACTCTTTTTTCTAGCGCATCTTGTGCTGGACGAGTTACTTGTTCCTTAAAACTCTTATCTGCTTCTTTAGCAGCAGCAAGTGAAAGTCCTTCTCCTGCACCAACTTTTGTCATAGGAACGCGGTGTGCCATAAGAATTTCCTGAAGATTAGATTTACGATACTTATCAAACGAACCATCCTGAATACCATTTTCAACGGCTTCCATTTTAACTTCAACCTTAGATGCTGCATCATCTCCAGGAAGTGGAACAATAAGTGTTCTGTGTGATTGACCACGAAGATTATTCTGGAAAAACTCAAATAGCTTTGATTCTGCATCTCTTGAAAGTTTAGCACCTTTAATCCAGAAAATATAGCGTGGGGTTGCTTTATTTTCAAAATATTCTAAGTTAAACTTTGAAGCAAACTCATTACCTGCCATAGCATTTTTTGCAGGAACAATAGCTGGAACACCATAATATGTATTTGTTGGTGTATAGTCGGCAATATGAATAATCTCATTAGGTCTTGGGTCTACCCCAATAGGTGCTGGTAAATCTTCCTCATCGTGAAAGTTTTTAAAGAATGTAAATTTTCCACCGACAAGTTGAACAAAACCATCACGAAGTCTGCGAACACGCATTGTTGAAGAAGGAATATGACCAATATATCCAATCTCACCAGTAGTTTTTCTACCGATTTCAATATATCCATTTCCTGTTGTTTCATAATCAAGATAGGCTTTTGTTAATGTTGCAGTAAATGTATCATCATCATTTCTTGAATCTAACCAATCTAAAATCTCTGCTTTTGCACGTTCTAGTTTTTTTCTACTTCTATTAAGTTTTTCTGGGCTATCTGACATATCTTCAAGCATTTGTTTAACTTTTAAGGAAGGCGTTAAATCATAACCCAATCCAACAATATTAGTTACTTTTGCATTAATTGCAGCATAATTAGCAGATGATACCTCATATGTTTTACCAAGTGCAATTAAATTATATGGTGGTTCTACTACATCAAAAAGACCATAGCCATATTGAAGGAAAATAAGTTGCTTTGATTCTGCATCATCACCGCCAATTCCATTTATTGGTGGTGTATAGTTTGTAGGAGAAACACCAACTTGACCAGCTTTTTCAAGTTTTCTTTTAGAATTACGTTTAAAGTTTTGATTAATTCCACGATACTTTAAAAGATCGGTAGATGGTAACTTAAACTCATCAACCGTTACAACTTCTGCACTTTTTTCTAGGCTATCAATAGCAATATCTCTACCCCAAATCATTTGACTTTGGGGTACTTCGTTATCTTCTACTCTTTCGCTCATTTGCAAAAAGTTCCTTCCAGTTGTCTGTGTCCCCATAAGGTGTTAAACCTTCTGCCATTCTATCAATATCTTCTCTTGCCTGAGTATCGCTAACTCTACCAACTCCAGGCATAAACTTTGCTACACCATCTGGTTTACCCCAATATGCTGCAGACTTTGACAATAAACTCATTTTCTTAATATCGTGTTTCATTGATGGAATATTTAGCATATTACCATCATCATCCTTAAATGGCTCTCCATTGGGCAATATCCACACATAAAGACCATATTGTGCGTTAGACTCAACCGCTTCTACACCTTGTTTGTTATTATTCATACCACTATGATACCATTTTTACTGTTCTGTTGGCAAGTACTGTGGTTGTATTTTACTACTAATTTTATCTGAAAAAGAAAGCTCTAATATTGGTGCTTGTTCTACAGCACGATTGATAACATTATAATATCTTGTTCCATAATTATATTTATATCCAGTTTGCCCAACTACTCTTGTAAATACAGCAGTATAGTCTAAACCTGAAACATTATACAAAAATGTAGCGTCTGGATCTAATGTTGCAACCTGATATAAATACTTTGATGATTCAGTAACTATTAATATTAAATCTTCCTGCTCTATATATTTAGTTCCTATTTTTAACTTTGAGTTATTTGTTGAGTTATCATTATAGTTTTTATCTTCAAAAATAAGCGTTTTATTGGCATTTACCTTGGCTGACATATTTGTAGTTAATGTAATTTTTGAATAATCTGCATAATTTGTAACCGAACCAACAGTAAAACTTGAAGTAACACCGTCAATAGATATTAGCTTTGAACCTGCTATTATATACTGGCTGTTTGAAACAAACAATGTATTTAGTGCATCTGACTGATTTACTGTAGTTTTTTCAAATGTAGGTTGTCCAGAACTTATAGCATAGGATATAGGGTAAGTTACTGTATTTGCTCCTGAAGAAAGGGCATCATAGATCGGTCCTGGGCTAGTATGAGAACGATAATAATCAATATCTATTACATTAAAGTTATTTAATGTTGTGGAGTCTGTATCTGTTAACTTAAACTTTGATGTTGCAATTACTTTATAATCAGAAGGTGTCTCACCAGTGACCAAATTATATAGGTTTAATAATAAATCATTGTCAGTAAGTTTTTTATCAAATATCATAAGCTGA